ATGGATCAAAACATTCGATGGGGGCGAAACAAACATCCTGTTCCGAGGTGCCGAGAAGCCTGAAAAGTTGCGTGGTCCTAGCAAGGCCGGGATCTGGTTCGACGAAGCCTCGATCATGGCCAGGGAGGCGTACCTGTACGCGATCCCTTGCTTGCGGTGCATGACGCCCACAGGACCGAAGATGGGGCCGTGCTTGATGACCTTCACGCCGAAGGGCCGAACGCACTGGACGTTCGACGTATTCTTCGAGCCGGTGGATTTGGCCGAGGTGACAATCTTTGGGGAAGGACAGAAGCGAACTCCTGGCCTGTACGCCCCAGGTGATTATGTCGAGATCAGTGGCTCCTGGTACAAAGTGCGGGAGAAGTCGTCGCTTGTCACGGCGGCGACGACAGAAAGTCCATTCTTGCCACCGGAGTTTTACGACACCTTGCGCAGTCAGTACAGCAGCGTCCTGGCGGCACAAGAACTGGGCGGGGAGTTCGTTGATATCCAAGGTTTGATGTTTCGTCGGGAGTGGTTCAAGTATTACGACACGGTTCCTGCAGACTGTCTTCGGATTCGGTACTGGGACTTGGCCGGGACAGAAAGTGCTGGCGATTGGACAGTTGGGACGTTGTTGGCCAAGTCTCCAGACGGGCGGTTCTTCATTGAAGACGTTGTTTCTGGCCAGTGGTCAGCAATGGAGCGTGACAGGCGAATGCAGGCCACGGCGGATCGGGACGCGATCATGTACAGCCCCGAACCGATCATCTACGTCGAGCAGGAAGGTGCCGGGGCCGGAAAGAGTCAGGCCCAGCAGCACATCCGCATGCTGGCAGGGCACCCGGTTTACAAGGACATTCCTACTCGCGCCCGAGGCACGCAGCAGAAGGAAGGCCAGAAAGTGCCGGGGTTCGCGAAGATCATTCGTGCCCGGCCGGTAAGTGCTCAAGTCGAGGCAGGGAACGTTTATTTGCCGAAAAACGTGAGGTGGTCCGAACAGCCAGTGAATGACATATTGGCAATGTATTGTCTTGCATCCGATTCCAGAATCTGTACAATTACTGGTTGGAAGCCTGTAAAGAGTGTCTGTGCAGGTGATCGCGTACTAACCAGACATGGGTGGAAGAGGGTGAGGCGATGTTGGATGACGAGAGATCTGGCGGTGGTGGGGACGATCAGGACAGAGAACGGATTGAAGCTGAGGTGTACAGCATCGCATCCCGTGTACGTGGCGGGGATGGGGTTTGTGTCGGCTTCGACAATAAAACCAGGGGAAAGGTTGGTGTCCTGTATCGAGGAACTTGGTTTTGGATGTATCCGTTTGCCAAGTCTGTCACCAAGCGAAAGTATTTCAGTGGATGGCACAACGGAAAGAACGTCGAGCTTCATCGACAGATGTATTTCGATGCGTTCGGAGAGATCCCGTCAGGGCATCATGTACATCACGTCAGCGGAGACACCTGCGACAACCGAATTGAAAATCTGCGCATCAAAACTGCCAAGGAACATATACTTGGACACCAAAAAGAAAATCCGTTCAGCAACAAGCATACTCCAAGACTTGGGAGATGCAAAGTTTGCGGTGGAGAGTATTGGACAACACAGCTTGCCAGAAGCAATACATGCAGCTCAAAGTGCCGAAGCATTTGGTACAAAAGCCGTCACGTACAAACACCAAAACACCACTTTGTTTGCCTCGCTTGCGGAAAGGAGTTTTCATCATTCAAAAAAGACCGAAAGTATTGTTCTTTGCAGTGCGCCGGAAAGCATACGTGGACTACAAGTAAGGACAAATACAGAACGGCGTCAGTTCCAAGGGAGTGTCCTATTTGCGGAAAGATGTACTCAAAGTACGGCAACGTCACTAAGACATGTTCTCGACAGTGTGGCTCAATCTTGGCAGCCAGAAACAGCAGAAGAGGTGTGGAATCTTAGTGTAGAGGAATGCCCTGAGTATTTTGCTGAGGGGATTTTGACACACAATTGCGGTTTCCCAGAGACGAACCGCTGGGACGAAGTGGATTCACTGGCAGGTGCTTTCAATCGGATTCAAGAGCGAGCGGTTGCCAACCCTGACTCGATTATTGCGATGTCCAGTAAGTCGAGAATAGGCGACAAGTACGGCCAGGGCATGGGCGGTGGGTTTGACATGCCGAGCTTCTTCGACGGAATGAATCTGCGGAAGACGCATCCGGTAATTAACTTTGCGAGACATCGGAACTGACCGTTCAAACAAAAACGCCTGCCGTGGTTACCCTACCACGACAGGCTTTGGTGAACGTCGGGATTCATCAAGGGACCAACGCTTTCCGTTTAATCCGCCGTTTCAGTCTTACACACAACGTCTTGCGATTGGACCACGGGCGCGAGGTTGTCCCAAGAGCGCCCGCCCCGAATTGCACGGGGATCTTTGTGTCATCAATCAGCGGAGTTCGATTTGGTCCGCGACGTTCGATTGTCAGTCTACAACAAGAAATTCAGTCTGAGCGACTCGGTGACACCCGCTCTTCTTTTGGCGTACCCCCGCGTGTTTGAAAGTGCGGGGTGTAGGACTTAAACCTACATCCAGTGTCGTTGAGCACAGTTAAGTCTGAAAAAAATGCTGAGACTGTGTTGTTTCCTCCTATTTTCCGTAAAACACGAAGTCGAGCAGCTTCTTTCCGACGTGCTGCTCGGTTGCGTCGATGCTGTTGCATGCCTCGCGGGCCTTGACGACGGCTTCATGCAGCGACCTGGCGCGATCAAGCATCGCCGCCTTGTCCGCAGCCGCGATAGCGCCAGAGAACTTGAGTGTCTTCCAGTATCCGACGACCACGTCTTCCGTGAACGTTTCGACCTGCGCCGGGTGCTCTTTGGTGGCCTCGTACTTCACGAACGCCCTGGGGAGCTTCTTGGGCCTGACGGACTCGATTGGCGAGGACGCATAGCAATTGGCGTTGTCGTCCCATCTCCAGTCCTCAGACGGATCAAGAACCGGCAGTTTCCCAATGAACGTAATCAGGTCATTCAGCTGCTTCTCCAGGAACAGCAAGTAGGTGACTGGCACGCCCGGTGCGATGTCCAGAATCGACGCGGTGGCCTGCGTGTTTGCCACGTCTTGGGTCAACACCGTATCAAACATCTCTGTCAGTGGTCCGGCGACGGAATCGAGAAGAATCGGAACGCTCGCTTGGTGGATCTTGCGCTCCGACGGAAGTCGCTCGCCTTCTTCGTCTCGCGGAGTGTAGGTGCGGACGATGCCGTTGAACAGTTCCGCCTTCTGGATCGTGTGATAGGCGGCGGTGATGGCATCGGTCGCCAGTTTCTTTTTGGCGGCAACAACCGCCACGACTTGATTCAGTTTCCCCATGTGACACCTTTCGTAAACCTGAACTTGATTTTTCCGGCCATGTCATCGGCCGCACGTTCTCGTACATCAGTATTGTAGTCGTCGTGCCGTCAGACTGAAACCCAAAACTTCAAAAAGCCAATCGCTTTTGGCGATCGTGGCCGTCCGTCTTTACCGGCTCGTTGGCGTTCGGCACGACTGTTTGCTTCGCCCTGGCCAGACTGTCCCATCGGGTCAAAAGCAGCCAATCACCGACCTTGACCACGACTGCGCCGCTGCCGCCATTTACCTTCTCGCCAACAGCTTCCTTCCTGGTGACATATCTCGTCCACTGCCGCTTCGGATCATTGGCTCGGCAGATGGAGCACTCCAGGTCTTTTGGGATAGGGATCTGTTGCCGTGCCATTGGTTCACTCTGAACTTTTGTTCGACAGTGATGCCATCTGCGGCAAGTGCCGTGGATTTTCGGCCCAGGACAACTTCATTCGCTTTGGTACGCACTGACGACATGCCGGAACGACCTTCTTGTCTGAGGTGCGAATCAAGACGATTTCTGGCGGGTGTCCGCAGAAAACACATTTGTCGGCGCGCGTCACTTCAGATTTTCCTTCCTGAGCACGGCAATCTCGTCCAGTAATTCCGCAACTGTTTCGTTTACCCATCCGGAGAATCCTGGGGCAGACCAATTTCCTCTGTGCCGAGAGTAGGTATGTCCATTGACCTGAAATTCAACGTCCGGTTTCTCGTCTTGATGAGGTGCGCGTTGTATTGTCCCTGGCTTTAGAATAATAAGTTCTTTAGGAGTCTTTGGCCCGTCCTTGGTCTCGATAAGCGGAATGCCAAACAGTGTATCTGGAAGTCCGTGTGATGTCACTGCAACAACCCTTTCAGTTGATTCCCAATCCACCACTTCCGCACATCCTTGAACTCCTCTGGTGGCATCAAGGTCTCGACTTTGCGTTTCAGTGCCTTGGCCAGCCGAGAAGCGGTGATGAGACATCCTGCCCGGCCCGGCCAGCACACCAAGCAGCCCTTGCAGTTGGGCGGACACTGCTGAATCGACCCACGTTTCTCTGGCTTCAGATCATTTTCCCCTATCACGACGATTCGCTTGGGGTCGCGGCGTTTCAGATAAGCGGTCAATACCGCAAGGCCCCCGATGCAGGAAGGGCGTCCAAGAGCGGACAGTCCGGCGTCAATGAGGGCAGCCACATCACTCGCGCCTTCCACGATGTACACCGTGCCGTTCCCGATCCACCACCACTGCTTGCAGAAGATGCCAGCGTTACTTGTCCCGGCAAGCGTCTTTTTTGAGCCGTTGTCGTAACGTCTGGTAATCCCTACGACCTCGCCGTTGATGCCTCTGGATGGAAAGGAGGCCCATTCAGTTCCGTCGCGATCCCATCCAACGCCAACGTACAGGTCGGCAAGCGATTCATTTGACACACCAAGACTGCGAGCCAAGGCGATTCGTTTGCCAGCAGCCGCCTTGTTTATGCAACAGGTCTTGGCGATGGTTGCGGCGTCCTTGCGTACCTTTGGTGGTTTGTCTGGCAGTTCAATCTGTGGCAGTGGTTCCGAAAGACGATGAATCCAGCCACCGCCATTACAAGGCAGGCTTGATTCAACCCTCATGCAATGTGCAACCGTTCCGTCTGCCGATCTCGTGCAAAAATCCCCGTGGTCGCAAACCTTGCACCGTTCTTTCCGGCTAACGCGGACCCACTTTGTTTTGTCGAACTGCTTCATGTCGGTGCCCGATCATCATTTGGTGCCTGCCAAGTAGTTGGCAACGGTTTGGATCGCCTGACGGTATAGGGTCCGCTCTTCAGAAGTAAGGCAAATGTCAGTCGCGGACTGCAACTCGACAGGTCGCATCTCCTGAATGAGTGGCATCACGACCTGGGCATGTGGGTC